GCATTGGTTCAGCTGCAGCAGCGCCTTTGGTTACTACGTTTTCCATTTCTTGTAAATTGCTACCAACGGACATTTGACTTATAGATTTTTTGTATTAATCTATATTTATTTATAAATTATAGATTTGATAAGAATTCATTAAATAAGTTTAATTTATGTTCTTCAAGTGTTCTTTGATCAACAAGAGTGTTTATTCTCTTTTGGGTCTTTTCTGCGAGTTGTTCACGAAGAATTCCTCCCTCCCAAACCCATTCCTTTCCTTCCATAATTCCTGAGACAAATGCATCGGGAGCAGAAGGATCAGCAACGATGTCCGCAGCAGTAGCAAGCATAAAATCTTCACCAACAACTTTGACTCCACCACGATCTTCTCTTAAAGATCCAATACCACGAGAAGAAACTCCAAGCATTACACCCTCATCAAGAAGAGAAGATGCAATCTTACCCATAGGTGTATTCAAGATTTGTGCCTTTCCTTTAAAGTTAGAACCTTCCTGAACAAGTGAAGTAATTTTATGGGAAACACGATCAAGGTTTACTGTAGGACCATCGGGATGTCCAAGTTCACCAAGAGCACGTCCTTTTTTAACAAAAGTTTCATTGTATCTACCAACCTCTTTAGCAAGAGTTTGCATAGGATACATTCTACCATTACGGTTTTTAATGTCTCCCTGAAGAAAAACTCCTTCAATATAAAGTTTCTTACCGGCACCTTTACCTTCGGTGATAATCTTAACGTTTGAAATTTCTTCTGTGATGAGTTTCATTTTATTAACCTGTGAATCCTACTTTGAAACCTACTACTGTTGATGCCGATGCAGAAATTACATCCTGAGCACCTTTTTCAAAAAATTCAATACGATCTGCTGGAAGAGTTACAGTGGCAGTACTAATGTATCCACCAGTGCTACTTTTTGCAACACTAACAGTTGCATCTGCACCAGAATTATTAAATACTCTAACTACAGTTGCATTATCCAAATTAGTTTGACTATTAAGTGCAACTTCAGATCCAATTCCAACTAATAAAGTTCTTGTCATTATTCTTGTTCCTCTGGTTGATGATCATCAAACATGGATGCACCTACAACTGGTCTAATACCATCAATACGTTCCGATGCCTTTGCATACAAAACATCTTTAATTCTGTCACTAATATCGGACGCAGAAGCATCTGCACCAATCAAATTTACAATTTCTTCCATGAAAATTTAATATATCTATATTTTATATTTATATCTCAGCAGCTTTACCATCAGCACTAGTGATTCCACCATTTATTTCTGGTTCCATAGGAACGTCTCCCATCATTCCTTGCTCACCTTCTTGTGGTAAAGGTTCCCCAGTAATTGGATCAATTGAACTGGGATCTGGAATGATACCATCTTTAATTTCTTTTTCTATTTGCTCATCCATTTCAATCATTTCTGCATCAGTTTGTCGAAGAACTTTGCTACGAACCCATTGAGTAGAATAATACTTCCCAATATAAGGTTCAATTGTTGCAAGAACACCAAGACGTTCGTTGAGCATCTCAGTTTCTTTAAGTTCTGCAAATTGATTGTCATATAAGAAATCATATTGAATATGATCGGAAATTTTATCCCAATCTTCTACCGATACAATATTTTTTAAGATAAGTTGTGTTTTCAACATATCATTAAACATTTGAGCAAATCTTTTTCTCAAACGTCCAACAAACTTTGCAAACTTAAGTTCATCTCTCAAAATTTCAGAAGAACGTCCTAGATTAAATCCACCATCGGAAGCAATTCTAGACTCAGGAACTCCTAATGATCTGTAGAGTTTTTTCTGGAAATATTCAATGTCCGCAAGTTCACCAAGATTTTGTCCACCAGGAAGAGTTGTGATTTCAGTTCCTCTACCACCTTCTCTTCTAGGAAGCCAAAAATCTTCCATCATCGACATAAACTTACGATCATCACGAACTTCTCCTGTGTTTGCATCATATACAAGTTTGTTACGATATCGCATCATAACATCACGTAAATATTGCTCTGCTTTAACTTTTGGAAGATTACCAACATCAATGTAGAAAATGCGACGTTCTGGTGCCCTTGATAATCTATAGATAACTAAAGAATCTTCAATCATACGAAGTTGATTGAGTGACTTAATTGCCTTATGGAGATATGAAAGAACGGATCCTTTATTCCTATCGACTAGCCCAGAAGTACAATATGTAATTGCATCTTTTGCAATTCTAGTTCCTTTTGATTGTCCGGAACTACTATAAGTATTTGTTGGGTATTGTGCTTTTGGAGTATATAAGAAGTATTCCTCAATCTCCGGTGCTATTGAGTTATTGTTATTATCTTTTCCACTTGCTGGACGAATGACAGAAATATCATTCTTATCTTTTTTCTTTTCTTGGCGGACAAACCGCATTTTCATTGGATCAATATACCTCAGTTCTTTTATACCTTCTTGAGGTTTTTTTAGATCAATGACTTTGTGGTAATATAATCGACCATCGACATACCAATTTCTAAAAATTTCATGTGACTTTTTATCAAAATCTAAAAGTTCTTTGATATATTTAAATTCTTCTCTGATTGCTTTCTTTAATTTATCGGTTGCATTTAAGTTTGACAATTCAATTTCAATTGGAGAATCATAAAGATCACTTACAATTGCTTCATTTACAACATCCTCTATAGCACCATCACATTCTGGATGGAGAGACATTTCTCTATATCTTCTAATTAAATCAAATTCTGTTCTATATTGACCTTCAATATCTACGTAGGAACCATAAAATCCACTAGAAATATAATTATCAACCCCGTCCTCATTATTTTGAGGAACGGGGGAAATTGTGGACTTGGATTTTTTATCTTTATCCTCAATAGAAAAACCAAAAAGTTTTGCCATATTATAAACTTACTAGATATCTTATTTAACTATTTAGCTAATATTCTCACCACCCGATTCGGGTGAACTTCCTCTATATGCTTCCCAATAATGGACTTGCATTTCTACTGTAAACTCCTGAATGGTGTCAGTGGTTTCATAACTCAGATCAATAGCAGAAATATTGGTTGGGAAAATATCCTTGAATCTATATTTTCTAAGAATTCCACCATCACGATTTAATTGATTGACGATTGCATCGACTTGATAATCTACAGGATTTGTAACTCCAGTAGCATCATCAAGTTTATTGATATAATTCATCCACTTCTCAAATGCAGATCTGATGCTGAATGAAGTGTCATTGAGAACTGTAATAGTCCAAGTTTCAAAGGTTCTGTCACCTGCGATCTTTAAGATTCTTCCTCTAAATGGAATATCGATAGGTGCTATTGTAGAAGCAGGTAATGCAGCTGCTTTTACAAGAAATCTTGCATTATTAATAACATCATTGTCAATACCAATCCCAGAGGGAAAGGCTAATTCGACTTCAAATAAATTGGGTCTTGCACCACCACCTTTTAATTTAGTTTTAAAATCACTAATAGTCCTTAATGGTAATGTATCCTGTTGTTGACGAGTTGCCATTTTTCTTTAAACCTCTGAATTAAACGTTACCAATTACTTCTTCAAAAGAGACACCAGTTCTGGTGGCTATGAATGTAAGACCAATGAAATTGATTGATCTATTTGGTTTGATGAAAATATCAGCAACAAATTCATTGTTATCAATGACTGCTGCAGTATTATTTGTTTCGTCGCAAATAACTACATAATCTTGAATTCCTCTGTTAGATTGAACATCACGAAGGAAAGGATCAACAACACTTACAAATGTAGATCTTGTGACCTGATCATTGAATTCAAAGAGTTGATCTCTTGCTGCTGCAGAAATTGATTCTTCAAGGTAGATGAATAAACGACGAACATTAATGCGATCAAATGCAGAAGATCGTGAAAGAGCAGTCTTATCACCAAAGAGATTAATACCACCACCTGGTGATACAAGCACTGGATTAATTCTTGCAGAGTATAATCTATCTCTTTGTTCTTGTGTTGGATTGTAGGTCAACTTTACTGCATTAAGAATTGCACCTCTAGTTGTTCCTGCAGGTGAGAACCATGGGAAGCTATTATTATCTGTACGAGCACAGATACCTGCAATATCACCATTTAAAGGAACATATCTAAAGGTATTTGAGAACCTATCAAACATATACTTATAACCACTGTCAAATACTGCATAAGATGATGATGATATTGGTGAATAGAAAGATAAAACATTATTTGTAGTTACTTCTGCATTATTAACAACTACAGATCCAGCATCAGTATCCGTGATGAATGCTTCTCTATATGGAGAGATAAATGCTAAAGTGTCCTTTCTAGTGTCAGCAACTGCAACTATTTTATTTGCGAGTGCTTGAGTTATTTCTTTCCCATAACCTCCAGATCCCATCAATAAGAAGTCAGTATCATAATTTTCTATACTCTCAAACAGAGTATAACCAGCTACAAGTTCACTCAAATTTACACTTAAAGCACCTTCTTTATCAATATCTTCATCCCCATCATAATTTTTTCCACGAGAAAGAATTAAATTCTTATTTCCAGAACATGCAAAAATTACGCCATCTGCATCCTGATCCCAACCAGTTCCAGTAGCAAGAGTAAAACCTGCAGAATATCCAGTGGTAGTTACACCTGCTGGTTCATCTCCACCAAAAATATATTGTGAATTATTCTTTAGATAAGATCTCCAATAAGATGGAGATCCTACAGAAAATTCTGCACCAGTTGCTTTTGAAAGATTTAAATGTTTTTCAAGGATAGTTCCTGCATTTCCAGTGACTTTTCCATCACCATCAATGACCACTACATGAACTTCATCAAATCTACAACCTCTATCCGCAGCAAATGATGTTGTTCCAGGTGTGTCGGCAATTGTATTCCATGCTTGTGTTGAAGTTGCTGTTGTTCCACCAACAGTGCTCGTGGACATTTCAACATTTTGTGTAGAGAACCAATCACTCTGCCCAGTATACGAGGTTGATCCATAAGATACAGATTGACCTGCAGTATGAATAGCAACATTACCTGTATTTGAGAATGCCCAAGTTCCATCCTGCTGATAGTCTTTTACCGTCTCTGCTGCACCATTAACATAAGAAAGAACTTTAACACTGATTTTTTCAACACCGACTTCAGTGATAATGCCCTTCAGGTGTCCGGTCAGTGCTGTGGTTGTTCCTGCACCAACTTCATATCTGCCACTCATTGATTGGGTGATACCTGCACCGACTACAAGTGTTGCAGTAGAAATGCCAGTCAGAACTTGGTCTGCTTTTGCGTCGATAATACCGATTCTGATTCCATTTGCCCAAGATCCTGGATTTCTTGCAACAATGGTTCTATCTGAAATTACATTTTCATCGTACTGGAACTGCTCATAATTTTCATCACTCTTAATTTTAATAGCAGCACCAATTCCTGCGTATGCATTACTCAGGTTTTCATCGTCTGCTCTACTTATCAACAAAGATCCACCATATGCCAAATATGATGAAGCAACTAACCAATTTTCATATTGCCTATCATTAGAATATGGTTTTCCAAAAACTTCAAGTAAAGTTTTTTCAGATCCAACAACAGTTGGAGATTCTACAGGACCTTGAGCAAAAGGTGCAACAAGAGCACCCACTGAAGCGGAAGATGGATCTGTTCTTCCTATGGTAAGATCAATTTCCCTTACTCTGATCCCAGGAGATGCTAAATTTACTGGCATCTTTTTGTTCCTCGCATCCAAATTTATCTAAAAATATTTATGAAAAAGGGTATTTTCAGTGGGGAAATCGTGCGTGAAATTTACCAATCGGGATATTCCCACATATTACTACTTTTTTTATTTTTCTTTATTCTTATTATGGTACATTCTTTACATTCATATGAATATGCTGAAGGTAATGTTTTTCTATCTTTTCTTGTGAGATAGTAGTCTTCTATTAAATTTTTAACCTTTCCACAAACCCTACACTTACGGTCAAAAAATAATAAATGTTCTATTTCTATTTCATCATCAAAGGACATTACATATAATCCCACATATATGAACGATCACCATATTCATCAGTATGCCATCTGTCTCCATTAGAATCTACAAAACTTTCTTCACCATCTAAACCATCAGAAATAAATCCAAAGGGTGCCATATCTTGCTCAATCTGATTCTTCTGCTCCTCATATATTCTCTTACGAACATCATTATCCGTCATCTCTCTAAAATAATCTTGTGCAACTAACCAGGAGAATATAACAAGACACATTGCAAGGTCATCATTACAACCTTCTTCTGCCTCAAATGAATTACCTTTTTGTGCAAACGTTGTGAGTTCTGAAATGACCTCATAGTCACTAGTAATTAACTTATCATCTTCAATTAAAGTTTTGAGGTTAGAGCATCCTAACTTTTTAACTGCAGCAGTTGTTCTGACACCAAGTTGAGATTTTTTTCCACTAAAACCAGACCCAACAATCTGCCCATTCCTACCTCTCATAGCACACATAAGAATATTTTCATATTCCAAGTCATACTGGAGAATACTTGCCACCTGATCTCCAATATCATTCACCTCAATCAATAACCAAGAATCATTATACCCTTTTGCCACATCCAAAATAATATTTGGAAATAACATTGGTTTAATTTCATTATTACGATATTTACCTACAACTTTATAGGGAAACTCTGTGATATCAAAAATAATGAATGCAGAATAATCATTACCTAATCCACGAGCAACGTCTACTGTAATTAGATAGTTATGATCTTCTTTTGGATTTTCATAGATATCGAGTCCGGCATTTCTTTTGATTGGATCATCATAAACCAACATCTTAAGTTTTGCTGGATTGATAAGTGTATTGACAGATCCTAAGAACTCACACTCAAACTCAACTT